GGGCTCGTTAGATTTAAGCCAATAATATTACAAATAAGACCGCTTGATGTGTTTGAACTAAAAACAAAAAGCCTATCAGTCAAATTGTTATCAAACTTTGAAACGATCGCAACCGAATCAGTGCCAGCATTTGCAATAGTAATAGCACTAGGATGCCCACTTGATGGCGAGCCAATGTCTCCAGTCAAAGTCAAATAACCAACGGAACAGTTGCCGCCTGTAGTGTTGTAAACATAAACAAGCTCATTACCACAAGGAGCAGCATCGTAGTTATTAAGAATATTCGAAGCGACTAAAGATGCAGGCTCAAACGTAGTTGGTGCCAACGCATCAAGAGCTCTTACGTACCAACTATTTCCTACAATGTAATAGACCAATAAGTGTGATCTCGAAGCGAAAACTTTAGGTTTTACTCCAGTTGCTACGATCTGAGTTCCTGATTGAATTGGAAGACCTGAGTTCTCATCAATAACCGACGCATAAATCCCACCGGCCTCCTCCCATGCATAAACAGAAACACCCTTAAGTGTATTCATGTCAGGCAAAGATTGAGACCTAGTGTTTCTCATGATGCTTTTTGATTCAATGGCTACGCTTGAAATACTTCCTCGACTAGCCCATGCATCATTGGATGATACGTAACTATACAAATTGTTATCAGCAACAAGCAAAAGCTCATCTTGAAAAGTCATAAGCTTTTTTGGATTCACAATTAAATCGGTTGAGCCTATGATTTTTGAGCCTAATGATCTCGCTCCAAATCTTGTTGAGAAGGTCATCTTTTTAGTAAATACCGAATTTTCAAGCTCTAACATTTTGTCGGCTTGAACGACCTTCTCGTCGGTGTGAGTATCAACACCCTGAGCGAAAATTATTGGAATGTTTTGTTTATTTAAAGCCACAAATCACCCCTTATGCTTGGATAAGTTCAAGAGTCATATTTTGCCACGTAAATACGCCAAAGCTACTACTTGCCTTTGCTTCAATTGTAAAAGTGTATGGTGAGCCTACCCAGTTTGTGTAAAGAATCGTATTGAAAATGCTTGCAGGGTAATAACGATAATCACCACTATTCAGATCACCACCTAATGAAGTGTAATAAAGTACAGTTCCATTTTGAACCACTCTGAATTCAATGTCGTAATTACCTCCACTAGCCACATAATATTGCCAACGTGCAACTGTTGATGAGCCATACGCTGATTTGAAATTCATGAAAAAACGATAAGCAGGTGTTGGGACTGTAATTGAACTGGTGAATATAGTTGTCCAAGCTGTGCTAAAAGTTGATCCGTTTAAACCACTTTGGCCACCAAACAAAGTTGGGTAATTTAATTTTGAGCGAGAAATAAGTGCTGAGCTAGATATATCAGCATTCACAATAGAGTTTGATAAACTCAATTTAGAATAAGCAATAGCCGCCGCTGAGTTAATATTGGCGTTTACAATGGTATCATTGGCAATCTTTCCACTTGTCACCGCTTGAGCAGCTAGCTTTCCAGTTGTCACATTCAGATCTACAATCTTTGCAGTCTCAATCGAATCAGTCGCAAGCTTAGCCGCTGTGACTTGTGCATCTTGAATGTCAGCAGTTACGATTTGGCTAATAGATAAAGCACCTGAAGCGCTAGACTTCATAGGCAAAGTGCTAAGTGGGTAGCTTGGTGGCAATGACCAATCAAGGTTGCCTGCTTGCGCTGGGTTTTGTTGGATTTTAGCGTAATAGGAACCGGCCGCATTTGTATAGATCGACACTGGACCGCCCGCAATGCTAGCAGTCTCACCGGGAGCACTTTCGAAAAGGAAGTTTTTAGCTAATGAGCTATAAGTAACACTACCCGTAGTTCCACCAAGTCCAGTGATCCCACCGATTGAGGCAGCGTTAATAGTTCCACCAGAAGTAAGCTGCACTTGGTTACCAGAGGCATCGTTAAAGTATAACTCTCCACCATATTCATAAATGAGGCTTGCTTGAACTGGTAAACTTGCGAGGTTAGCCAATGCCAACGATGCAATATCGGAAAGTTGATTTGTGTTAAGAGATAAGACTTGGTTGATGTTCATACCGGCAGGCGTGATTTGTTTTCCTGCTCCTGATGTGTGATCATGTTGGTCAATCAAAGTTATCGCTGTATTTAGATCAGAGGCCCATTGAGGCCCTAGTGTTCCATTAGGCCCGACAACTGGTAAATTCAAGTTCATGTAAGGCGTAGACATTAAAACCCCCTAGAAAAAGTATAGCTTTACGGTAACAGTTGCCGAAGCTTTTAAAATAATTTGTTTAGATGGAAAATTGTTTACTGTGCTTGATTCCCAAACATCAGCATTTGCGTTCTTGTTAACAACAACCCATCCTTGGATGTTTCTATCAAGTCCGTGATTAATAAGGTTATCAGAGCCCGCCGCCGAAAGCGTAACAACAACAAAGGAACCATTAACAAACGGCGAGCCCTGAATTTGAGAAATAGATAAGTCTACGTTGTCTTGCACCTGAGTTAAATGAAAACCCTTTACGACTTCGTTAGGGTTTAAAACTAGGCGCTTGAGCTTAGTAGCCATAGTCAAAGAACCTATATTGATCGTACCTTGAACCTATGATGTCAGTCGTTTTTTGTGGCTCTCCTTGGTCGCGGTCTTTTGACATTGTAGCAATACGGTCTTTTACCATTTGTAGTTGAGCGATAAGAGCCGATGGGTCTGACTCTTCTTTGACCATTGCTTTGATTGCAGCGTCTAGAATAACATACTCTTCCCAGCCATTAACGCCGTCGAGTACATCTGCATCATTCACGAGCTTAGTAATAGTTGGAACATACCAAATCACAACGCTTGCGATTTGAGGGGCGACTGGCTTGAAAACTAATTGCTGGCCCCATACTCCGTAGCGAACAATTTCAGGACGAGCGTCTAGATAGTTATACAAGTGTCTATCTCTAAAGTTGAATCGGCTCATCGGAACTGGTTTATTATTAACAAAATAGTCTACGCCTAGAACTTTATAAAAGTTTGTCGGCAAACTGTACTCATTCGTTCCTTGTACGATAGTGATTGTCTGAGAGGTAACAAAATAATCCTCAGCAGCTTGCACGAGTAGGTCATAGAGTGAGGACGCGGAGCCATTTATAAAGTCTGTAAGCTCCGCGTCCGTAATAAATTGCGAGTTTTGCTGATCGGCCCTAGATCGGACCTGTTCTTTCAAGTAAGCAAGTGTAACGTCTAAGGCCATAGCAATTTACTCCATTTCTGAATCTTGAATGTAGCTTTTTCCCTCTTCCATCATTTCTTCTTGTCCTTCGTGCTCTTGGCCACAAAGCTGAATAAATGACTTCAAAGCACCAACTAAAGAACTGAGGCTGTTAGTTTTAACAGCACTCATGATCTCTTCAGCCGCAGTCATTAAGCCAACTTGATCGACTGGCTCTTCGACTTTCTTCTCTTTGCCTTTGCCATCGCTAAGGATGATTGCAGCAATTCTCTTTTGATCGTTAAGCATTCCAGGCAACATAATTGCCCCCTTACTTAACTACAGAAGAGTTGCGAAGAAACGCTTTGAAATGAACCTTGCAAACTGCACTTGGATCAGTTGGTGTCGCACCTGTTAAAAGTGAAAACACGATCTCTTTTGTTCCACTGACATCAGTAGACAAAATTTGTGGAACTAAATCCACAGGAGTAGCAGCCTCTACAGTTAATTGAACGTCCATAAGAGCGTTGAATTTGTCTGCAAGAGTCACAGTGTATTCACCAGTGCCAGACTTTGCGACAGTTGCACCTTTGATAGATGAACCAGCCACAGAAGCGTCAGCAGCGATGTCAATGATACCGTGAATGCTAGTTAGCATTTTGGTATGTGAGTAAAGGAACTGCATATATAGTCTATTGCTCATAAATAATCTCCCTTAAGTTGGTATGGGTTTGACGACTGGGGGAGCCCCCTCCCCCAATCCTATTTCAATTATACTTTGAAATGTCCGTTGTAGCCTGGAGCATTGCAATGCATATTGGCGTAGTAACCAATTCTGATCTCGATTCCATCAGAAGTAGCTTCACGAAGTGCTTCAAGAGTATCCATGTTGAGGATACGAGGAGCGCCTTTAAGAGATGCAACTTCCCAAGATTGACGAGTCAAGAAGAACGCTGAATCAACAGGGATCATCTTGTCACAGTATACAGTTACGATTTTGTTATGAGCCTGAAATTTACAGCCTTGGAAGCTGATCTCAGGAGTAACTTGCATAGTTGTGTATTGAACTTTAGCACCCAAAGCCATGATAAGCTCAGCATACTTAGTTTCGTTCAACCAAATAGCGTCGTACTTGTTCATTCCTTCACGGTACATAAGTTTAGCGGCTTGGATCAAAGCTTCTTCGATAGAATAGCTTGATAAATCTTCTGTGATACCAGCCAAACGAGTTGGGTCGACAGTACGATCAACGCCAAAGAATGCAGTTGCAGAAGGTCCACCGTATGGAAGCCAAGCTTGCAAACCAGCCATTTTCAAGTCGTAATCGCCTTGGATGAAGATGTAATCAGAAACAGCCGCTGTTCCAACGATCGCGCTGATGTTAGCAGCAACGCCACCTTGAGAAGCAGAAACGACGAAAGTTCCAGCAATTCTGTTTACGCTGATAACGTACATCACACCAGCTTTAACAGATCCGCCACCATCAGCAGCAGAAAGAACCAAAGGCATTCCAACTTCGAACTTAACGATGTCTTCAGGAGAAGCGAGAACAACGATAGAAGATGACAAGTTTTGAGTTGCAGAAAGTTGACCACGTGAACCTGATCCAGTGCCTACAACGTCGGAAGCCATATCGTTAGAGATGTTTTGGAAAGCTCCATCGATCTCAACTTGGCGAGCAGATGCAAAAGCACCAGCATCGTTTTGTGAGGCTTCAATAGTCTCGTTGTCGATTGAGATAAGTTCGTAGTTACGAACACGGTCAATCAAAAAAGCCGCAGACTTAGTGTTAGTCTTGTTGCCTTGAGCAACTGAGAATGTCGCACTGCGTCCGGCGGGGTTTCCGTAGATCAATGGTACTTTCTTGTTCTCGCCAAAGAATGTCTCAGACTTTGGAAGCCAAGCAAGAAGTGGACGGTCAGTGTAAACTAGATTCTCAACGCGCTTCTTTGGGTAAAGCGTTTTGAGCATTGGTGCGAAGTTTGTTAAATTCAAACCCATTTTAATACTCCATAAAAGTTAGTTAGTTGTTAATTTATCTCTGCAAAAGTCGTTTAGCTTTTTCAAGTAATGCTTGTGGGCTGACATCGTCCGTTTCATCAGTTGATGTTGAGCCGCTAGAAACATTATTTGACAGCGTCGTAGACATAGAACTCGCTCTTACAGGTTCACTCTCTGCTTCGTGAAATGTGTCTGCTTCTTTTTCCTGAGCTGGTTTTAAATCCGGTGTGCCAAAAAGCTTTCTTAACTTTTTCGAGCCTTGATATTTTTCCGATTCTTTTTCTAAGTATGCTTCAACTTTTTTTGCTGCTTCTGTGATCGGTAAAACTTCTTCGGTTTTATCATAATGTTCTTGGATAACGCTGTAAACTAGATTATGCGCGCCCCAAATGTTAACAAGCTCAAAGTCGTCATTTGCTTCTAAACATTTTGCCTTTATCTGTTCTTTAAAGTTGTTTAGTTGCGACTCTTCTAGAGCTTTCTTTTGAAGCTCTTCTTTCTCACGAGCTTCTCGTTCCATCTTCTCAATCTTCTCTTCTAAAGTCCTGATTGATGGGTCTTTGGTGTGTTTCCCACTGATGACATAATCAGTGAGCTCATCATAACTAAGACCAAATTTCTCTAGGATAGCCAAAGGATCTTGTTTTGCTGAGCCTTTTAACTTTTTAAACTCTAGAAATTCTTGAAAGTCTGGATTCTTACGCTCCTCGGCTAGGCGTTTACGTTCTTCTTGTAAGCGCTTTTCCTCTTTGGCAAGCATCGCAAACTTTGGGCTTATATACTCATCCTTTTGAGGCTCTACTTTTGTAGGCTCCGCAGGAATATGCTGAGTGCCATCAGAAACAATCTCTTTTGCTTCTTGTGTGATTGCTGCCGTGGTTCCGTCCTCGTTTACCGTGACAGGTGTAGGGCTGCTTAAAATACTTACTGCGTCCATTTATATCCCCTCTGTTGTTGCTAAAGTTGGTTGTTGTTGTGCTGCTAATTCTTGCATCTGAGTCGGTGCTACTTGTGGCGCCATCATTGGAGGTGGCTGACTTGCAACGATAAGGCTATTGGCTTGCTCCATGTAACGTCGAAGCATCTCTAATTTAATCTCATCGGCACCATGAAGTTTTGCATAATTGTAGTACATCTGTGCATAAGTGATTGTGTAGTTGAGATCCTGAAATGGCTCCGGTGCAATGTAATCACCAGTGTCCATCATCTTTTGCACGGCCTCTCTAATCACACGACGGCCAGCAAAGGCTAAGTTACTGAATTGCTCAAGGTCTGGCATATCAAGTAACTCTTGTGCGGTCTCTGGATCAATGTAACCAGCGTTTTGCATTTCAGTTACATATTGCATCTTAGCATAAGGCGTTCTTGGAAGTTGAGATGTAGGGAAGACCTGCATTTGGTACTTGTCTTCACTCATGTTGACTTCTTTCCAATTGATACGCTCAACAAAGCTTCCAGTCTTAACTAGAACACTTAGCTTCGGATCAGTCTCAGCGATGATTTTAGCCTCGTCTAGCATAAGGCCTGCGATGTCCATGTGGAACTGCTCCCACTTTTGGCCAAGCTTAATGAATCGCTCTGACTCGATGTCGTTATACTCACGAAGAGCTTTACCGCTATCAAGACCCGCAGGCTTACTACCAGTTGCCGACAATGCTGTGATGCCAACCTCTTCATAAGCTCTTTGGATGTGTTGTTGAATCTGAGAGTACATTTCAGGGTTAACAGAAGCCCAAGTCTTTAATTCAGGCGGTATACCTCGATACTTAACAATGTGGCCGATGTCGTTATTCAGGTGAGCAGAGACAATGCCTGAGTTTTCCTCAACAAGCCAAGCCGCAGCTGCATGAAGGTATTGAGAAACGTCGTTATTTCTCAAGATACGGTTCACGCTAATCTGTACGCCCATAAGGATTTCAGCAATCCCTTGTCCGTACCATCCAGCTAAACGGTCACGGAAAGTTAACTTAGCAAAAGGAAACTTTTGTCTTGTGTACTCTTCCATTACCAAATCACAGTTCTTTGTCGATATAACATGGCGACCGTCTTTGGTGTTTAGACCACTTGGCAAGTGCCACGCTTCTAAAACCTCCACATAGTCAGCATCAGTCACGTTATAAAATCCAAACTCATCGTCAGGAGCAGGGAGATCAAGAATCTGAGACTTGTACTTAGGGAAAAGATTTATAAGCATATCACGATCGACAAGCTTCTTTTGGTACATATTACGAGGTGAACCATGAACGGCCTCTGCATCGTCTACGATGATCTCGTCAGGGATCACACGTTCAATCTTAATCTTGCCCTCAGCACTAAACACTTTCACAATACCAGTGCCAAAAGTACCAGCATCGATGAAGCTCTTGTCAGTCTCTGTGTAGGTTTTGGTTTCATAGAATTGACCGTCGATAAACTTTTGAAGCTTCTTAGCCTTGTTCTGTAATATCCAATCACCGCCATCTGTTAAGAAGAACGGTCTTGGTCTGTTTTTGCTAATCTTTGCAGCAAGTGTATCGATACATGAAGCCACAATGTTAAACTTTGGTCTTACGCCTTGGCTAATTGGGTTAGGACGAGAGTAGGTAGTAGGCGTTAAACCCATGATGTCTACAGAGCCGTAAAGTCTAGCCCACATGAGATTCTCAGCTCGTCGGTAGGTCTGATTTTCTTGGATCTTATCCATCAAAGGAATCAATTTAAGATAGGCTTCACCGTCTTTTTTTAGATTATACCACTTTTCCACTTATCACCTCGCAGCCGAATAAAAGAGGAGCTCTTCTTCTTCTTGCTCTTTTGTTTTGTTTGATTTCGCCAAGTCCTTAGCATCCGAAGGAGGCAAAGTAACTTTTGGCTTGATCGTAAGTTTAAGGGCACCGTCACAAAACTCAACCACATTGTGTTTTTCAAG